GGTCACCTCGTCTGCACCCACGGCCGTGCCCGCCTGGAGCGCGCGACTGAACCCGAGGTTCACCCCGCCACCGGCCACGTCGTTGAGGAGCTGGTTCACGTCGGCCGGGTTCCCGTCCGAGAGATCCGTGAGCGCGTCCACCATCTGCGACATGTTCGCGGAGTTTCGAATCGAGTGGATCCTCGTCATGAGAACCGGGTCGGCGATGCTCGCCGGGTCGGTCGCGCCCGTCGCGATCACGAAGTCGATGCCCACGTCATTGATCCGGTCGCCCGTCATCATGATCTCGGCATAGCTGGTGTTCGTCCCGGGGATCGGTGCCTGAAGAAGCGCATCGAACCCGTCACTGTCGTCGATGTCCTTCAGCTCCTCGTTGGTCATCTCGCTGTAGACCGGACCCACACCACCCGCCGCGTCGGCGTGCTCGAAGACGTCCCCCTGCAACGAATCCCAGACGCCAGTGCGCGCGATGGACATGATGCCCTGCACGAAGTGCTCGGCCGAGTCGATGCGCCGCTGCTCGAAGTTGTTCTCCAGCGCCTCGGTGTCCACCTTCAACCTGTTCTCCCACGTCGTGCGGAGCGTCGCACCCTCCGGCCCGAACGCATCGAGCGGGAAGAGCGCAAGGTCCGCCTGCACGTCGAAGCGAGAGATCAACGTTCCGAGCTGATCCCCCACGGTGTTGTCGAAGCGGCGCCGGTACATGTTCGAGAGCTGGCGACGGTACGCCTGGACGAAGTTTCGAACCTTCGTCTTCCCCTCCTCGTCGCCCGTGTTGATGCCGAGCATCGAGCCCACCTGTGCCACGAGATCCACCGGACCGGCCGCGCCTTCCGCCGCACCGAAGTCCTTCATCATCGTGCGGTCAGCCGCCGCGTCGATCGAGGGAAGGAACTGCGCATAGAGCTGCCCGACTCTGGGCACCTGAGCGATCAGGGTGGAGAGGTGGCCGTTCACGTGAGACATCGCGAGCGTCATGTTCCGCTCTTCGGACACGATCTTCCTGTGCTCCCGGTCCGCCTCCGCGAGTGCCGCACGCTCCCCGAGCTGAAGGATCGTCGTGAGCTGCTCGGGGTGATCGGTGAGCACGGGGTTCTTGTCGAATGCGTCCTGGAGCTTCCCGTAGGCTTTGCCGATGTCCTCGCCCGTGTCGAAGATGTCCTTGTAGAAGTTCACGAGGAGCTTGCTCGCCTCGGCCGTGACGCTCTTCCCATCTTCGAGACGGCGCATCATCTGGTTCACGCGCGAGTCCGGGAAGAGCTTCATCATGCCCTTGGGCACACCCACGTCGAAGCTCGCGAGCGTCTTCTCCCAGGTCCCGTTGATCCCCGCGAGTTCCTTCTTCAGCTCGGCCGGGTCACGGATCTCGGACAGCGACTTGATCTGCCCGATCATCATCTTCACACCCATGTCGACCATGAGCTGGTCGCGCTGGCTGCGCCGATTCCCACGCCCTGGAACGATCCCCTCGATCAGCTCACGAAGGAACTCCTGCGGGAAGCTCGCGCCCTCCTGCTCACGCTGCGAGAGGATCGGCGGTCCACCTGCCGGTGGTAGCCCAATGGGCTGTAGCTCTGGCATTACTTACCTCCGAAGTTGACACCGCCACCGACGTCGGTGCGCGTGCCTTCCGAATGGCGCGTGGCCGTGCCGAGCCTGAGATCCGAGAGCCTGCCCAGCTCGCGCGCTCCGATGTCAGACGCGCCACCGAGGATCGACGCCCTCGCTCCCGTGAGCCCCGCCTTCTGTCCGAAGATGGATGCGCCGATGTTGAACAGCGGACCCAGCGCGGCGATGTTCTTCTGCTTCTGATCCGAGAGAGAGCTACCGATCGACTGACCGATCGCGAGCGGGTTGAACTGAGCCCCCGTCTGGGAGATCACGTCCGAGAGTCGCCGCGCCCCGACGTCGAAGCCGCCCAAGAGCCGCCCCGTCGTGGGAGAGCCGGACACCCCGGTCGCCGCACCCGCCACCGCCTGCTGCCCGGCGAACGAATTGATGAAGTCGTCGATCTCCGCACGCGCACTCGAAATGATCGGCGCCGAGAGTTCCCGCGACTTGGCCCGCAGCGACGGATCGTCGCCCGTGAGGAACCCGGAGATCTTCTTTGCGTTCGGAAGCTCCTTCGACTCGCGACTGAGCCGCCCCGCGAGCGCCTCCACCTCGCCACCGAGCCGACCAAGCACTCCCTCGATCCCGGCGATCCCGCCTTCGCTTCCAGCGAGAGCCTTGAGCTGCTCGATCAGATCGAGCTGCCCTCCCTGGAGAGCCTGCTCTTCCTGCGAGGCCGGGCCGATCTCAGTGCGCTCGGTCGCCTGTTCCGACTGCCTCGATGCTGTCAGTCCGACGCCCATTACGCTTCCTCCTCCACCAGCACACCCATGCGAGCGATCAGCACCGCATGGTTAGGGACGATCTCCACGCCCCGCTTCCGTAGCATACGCAAAAACCCCGAGTTGCCGGGCGGGGTGACCCCGATCATTTTCCGAATCCCCTTCAACTGGAGGATCTTTCTCAGCACGAGGACCAGCTTCACCCCGACGCCGCTCGCTCTGTACTCACGGTCAACAACAAAGTGATCCGTGTACGCCACCGGGCTCGCGTCTGCCGCGAGCGCCCAGATGAATCCGATCAGCCGGGGTATCTTGCCCGGGTCTTCCTCGTCGATCGGCTCGTGAGCCACAAGCGCGATCCCCTCGAACTCCTCGGGCTGGTCCGGCACCCGGTAATCGTGCGACCGCAACAGCGTGACCACCTCCGGGTAGTCGCTCGGGTCATACGTCCTGATCGTAGGCTCGGTCATACCTTCACGCTCACCCAGGTCGGTTTGCCAACGACCACCGTCTCCCCCGTCTTGAACGAGGCGACCCGATAGCCAGGAGAAATGATGCTCATCTGATCGGTGTTCGTCGAAGAGATGTGCGCCGAGAGCGGGTTGTTGTTCATCCCCGTGACCGCCGCCGTCGCCGAAGCCACGCCAGGGAAGAGCGCGGTCGTCGTATTGCTCGCGCTCGGAGCCATCGGCGTGAACGTGGCCACCCCGTCGGGCGCCACCGTCTCGGGAGCCAGGTTCCAGTTCGCGATCACCGCACGCACCTCGTCGTCGATGTGCGTCGTCTGCGAATAGAGTATCTCGGGAGTCAGGAGCGTGCCCCGGTTCCCGAACCGCTCGATCACCGTGTTCGTGAAGATGAGGTCTTCCGGGTTCGTCTCTGGCTGCACCCAGCCGCCACCGATGTTCGCCTCTGCGAACACGGGCGCCACTGGCGGACAGATCGTGGGCGAGATCTGCGCGCAGTCCTGGCCGGGGATTGGCTCGCGGCACTCTTCTCCGAGAAAGCGTCCGCCAGCGTCGTAGTGCTTCACGCAGATGTCATCGAGGGCGTCACAGGGATCGACGGGCTGGGGACACTCTAGCTCCTGGTCGATGCGGAAGAACTGCGACGGCCCCACGGCCAGGAAATCATCCTTGGGGTGCGCGCACTCGCCAGCGTAGTCGCGCTTGTAGTTCCTGATCCGCTCCACCTCGCCATACGGCCCCTTGTCGGCCGCGATCACGCGGGGGTCCGCGTCCACGTAGGTGCCGAAGTTCTTCCAGGTCTGCCAGCGCGTCGACTCGTGCCCCGCCGCGAACGTCTCGGCGTGCGACTTGAAGCCGTAGCCACCGATGTGCATGATGTTTCCCTGCTGCGAGATCGGGCTCTCGCCCGTTAGCGCCTCGCCAGCCACCGAGACCTTGTACGTCGAGTTGTTCACGACCTTCAGCCGACCCGCCTGTGGCTCGCTGAACACGTTGTTCATCAAGATGATCGACGTCACGTGAGCACCGAGCGACACGTGGTTCTTCGTCGACGCCGTGATCGAGGGGTCGGTGCGGTCGATGAACCTGTTGTCCATCATGAGCGGACCGACCACGTTCGTGTTCGCCGTGCCGTTGATCGTCAGGTTCATGTCGGTGCCAGCCGAGGCAGTCGATGCGTTGTAGAGATCGTTCCCCACGACGTGGCAGAACTGCCCGAGAAGGATCCGCATGTTGTCGGTCCCGCTCTCGCCGATCTCGTTGTCCCTGAAGATCAGGTTCGACGCGCCCTTCACGTAGACGCCTGTCTTCGAGTTTTGCTGGATCGAGCAATCCACTAGCTCCACGTCTTCTACTTTGGAAGTAGCATAGTTCGAACTCACCATCTTTATGCCTGGATTCGAAGTGCCACGGATGTAGACATTCGTGAAGCGCAGACCGCTCGACCCAGCGATGTCCACCGAGGTGTGGAAGGCCGATCGAAGCTGGGCGGCGGTGTAGTCGAGGGGAGGCCCGAATGCGACATCCTCGATCTCCCCCCCAGAAGAACGAGAGTTGAAGATCCGGAGCCCCGTCCCCGACGACAAGCCATGACCGCGACGACCTTCCAACGTGAGGTTCCTGATCGACCAGTTCTGAGTGGTCGCCGGGACCTCCAGCATGACGAACCCTGCCTGCGCCGCTGCCGGTGGCGTGCGACCGCCACTCGTAGAACTCATGCGGATCACCGAGCTGGGACCGGCGCCGATGATCTGCGTGTTGTCCTTGATCGTCACCTTCGTCGTGAGGTTCACCACCGTGTTCGCCGGGATGAAGATCACGGGGTTCGTCTCGGCGTCCATGATCGCCTTGAACGAGCGCGTGTCCTTGTTCACGTTGATGACGCTGACGGCATTGCTCACGTTCGACACGAGGTGACCCCGCAAGTCGAGCGTGCCATCGAAGACGATCGTCGTCTGGCTCGACGTGTCGAGGTCGTCGTACTCCAGGGCGCCGAACTTCACCTGGATCATCTGGTTGTTCTCGTTGAACTTGTCGATCGCGTCCTGGGTATCGAAGCGTTCGCCGTCAACGAAGGTCCTCACCGGAGGCTGTGCGCGGGTAGCCATGTCAGATCTCTATCGTGTACCAGGCGGAAAAGTTGCCGCCTGCTAGTTTGCTGGAGTTGTAGAAGAAGATCGTCTGGCCCTTGTAGCGAGCCCCGAGCACCGAGTTCTTGACCAGTGACGGAGGGAACACGTCCCACGTGGCATGGATCGCCTGAATGGGTAGCTGCGTCACCCCGATGTCGATCTTCGTCACCGACTTATTCGCCTTGAACGTGACCCTGCCGTTGTTCGACATCTCCAGGGCCATGTTGCCACGGAAGTTCACGCGAGAGGTTCCCGCTCCCGTGTACTCGATCGGCTGCGTGTTGTCGCGCACGTAGTTGCCGGTGACGTTGCAGTCCTTCACGTGAGAGCCCACCGACACGCCGATCTGTGCGCCCGTGCAGCGGTTGCCGGTCACCGCCACGCCGGTCGACTTCACGCTTGCGCTCGTGCCGCGCACCGTCACGCCCGCGTGGTTCGCGATGCGCCCCGTGTTGTTCCCGTTCCCGTGGATCTGGTTGTACGTCACCGCCACGTTGTCCGCGTCGCCCACGAACACCCCGCCGTAGCCGAGATTGCGCAGCGTGTTGGAGTGGATCGCACCGTCGCGCGTCTGGTTCTGAACGAGGATCCCGTGCTGCCCGAACGTCGTGTTCCCATTGGTCATGTCCACGAGAACCTGCGAGACGGTGAAGCCCCGGCTGCCCTCGTCGAGAACGATCCCGTTCTTCTTTGGATTCCTGAGCCAGCACCGCTCGATCTTGAAGTCCGAGCAGTTCGTGCACGAGATCGAGGAGTCCGTGACTCCGGTCGTCGAGCCATTCCCCACCCACACCTTGTCTATCACGAAGTCCTTCGAGTTGCGCACGACAATCCCGCCGCCCGAGCTGTTGTTCGCGCTGTTCCCGTTGATGTAGAAGTTCGAGAGGTGGAACTGGTTCGCGCCCTCGATCACGATCGCATCGTCGTCCGAGCCATTCGCCATGAAGATCTGCGAGGAGAAGCCGGAGCCGATGATGTAGACCTTGGAGCGATTCGCCTTGAGCTTGATGGAGTCGGTGAGCTGGATCGTGGTGCTGCGTGGGATCCAGATCACACCCCCCGCACTGAGGTCGTTGATCGCGCTCGCGAAGCCGTCCTCATCCGTGCCGAACTCCTCGACGTTCAGGATGCCCATAAGCTCACGCGCACGCAGCAAGCGATTGCCCGCAAGGTCGATGTCCCCGTTGAAGATCACGGGGTAGAAGAAGTCGTCGCCCTTGAGATTCCCGAACTTGGCCGCGAACGTCGAATAGATCGTGTTCAGGTCATCGTGCGTCGGGCGCTCCTTGAGCGAGAACTTCTTGATCGTTGGCGCTGACATCTACTTCCTCATTCTCTCTCGGATCTTCTTGGTGACCGACTTCGCCGCGCTCGATGGCTTGGGCTTCGAGGGTGGCTTCGATGGGGGCGCCACCTTCTCGCCAGACGGATAGATCCACGCCTTCATCGTGCCGTCCCCACACTTCACCACGTCGTAGGCGTCGCCATCCTTCACGTCGCTCAGAAGACAGAGCTTGCGTTCCATTAGTTATTCCTCGTGTGCGGTGAATAGTCCGCTCCGTGCCCCGCGATTGCGAGATCGCATCCCAGGTACGGCAGCCTACCCACGTTGGAGTCTTCGATGCGCATGCGCAGAACGTGTCCCTGGCCCAGCCCGCGCACGGAAGTCACCGCCGTGTCGTCGAAGCCACCGAGCCCGTTACCCTTCTGGTTCTTGCCGAGTGCGTACCGTGACCCGAAGCACTTATCAGAATTCGGATTCAAGTCGATCTCCGCTGTCGTCTCGTCGCCCGAGTCCCACGAATAGATCAGGCTCGACGTGAAGTCGCCCGGAGAGCTGATATAGAACTGCGACCGCTCGACCGACTTCGTGCCGAAACGGATGTCGGGGTTGTCCACGAAGAGGTCGCCAGGCTCCAGGACGATCGGGATCCCCGCGTTCGATCCGAGGATCACGTTCCCCTCGGAGAACTCCTGGTTCCAGTCCGTTTGATCCTCGAAGTTCAACACCGCGAGACTCGTCTCCGGGTCCAGCGGGTTGTTGTTCGTGACGATCGACACGTAGACGCTATCCGTCTCGCCACCTCGCGATGGCCCGAGTCCCATGGCACTGAACTTGCCGATGTCCCAGACCTGCCAACGCTGCGACGCCACGGTGAACGCCAGGAGCTTCGACATGAACGGGCAGTCGCACTCCGGGATGCCCACGATGTAGAGACCCAGCCGGGGCAGGAAGAGCGACTGCGCGATCTGAAGATTCTCCTTGTTGATCTTCTCGAAGAGGTCCGCGATCGGAAATGATAGGTAGCCCTGCTCGATGTCGCCGAATTTCTGCGTGGCCTGGAGCGAGTGCACGCCCTTCTCGCTCATCCAGTAGAGATCGTTGCCGACCTGCTGGATGGAGCGATGCGACCCACAGCCGATCGTTCGCGAGATCGTCTGGATCTGGAACGAGTAGTTCCCGGGCTGGGGAGTCGAGTCGTTCTGAATCGCCCCCGTGATCCGGTGCATGCTCTTGCGCTTGAACACGTACATGTCCCCGAGGAACGTGTTCGACATCCCGGTGACTGCATCCTGGTCGTCCGCGCTGATCCGAAGCCGCACCGCACCCTCGAAGCGAGTGTTGTCGACGTCCCAGTCATAGGGGTTCGTCTCCGACTGAAACGTGATCCCGCTCGCCACGATGTCCGAGGGGTTCCCACTCAGTCCACCGATGAAGATGCGCTTCTGGTGCATGGCCAGGAACGACCCGCGCGGGGCCTGGAGGAGAGAGCCCGCAGTCGCGGAACCTCCCGTCCAGATCCGGAGCGGGTAGCGAAACGAGCTGTCCGTCACGAGCAATGCCTTGCCGACCTGAGCGAAGTCGGGCCGGGAGAACGGTGCCCAGTCCGCCAGAGAGTTCGAGGTCCACACCGACGAGTGCCCCGGCGCCACCGTGATCGCGTCGAAGAGAATGTTCGCTCCCGAGGTGTCGCCCAAGAGCCGCCACTTCGAGTTCGCACTCATGTCCGGGTGCCCTGCCGAGCGGACGATCACCCCGCCACCGATCGACGAGTAGTCCAGGTTGTCCACGAGGATCTGAACCTTCCCGACCGAATCGCCGTTGTCCCCCGATGCACTCTCGAAGAGCGAGCACTCCTCGAAGGGAGTGAAGTTCACCGTGGCGCCCGAGATCCTGCTCGACGCCGTGCGAAGGTGGATCCGCGTCCCCACCTCGGTCGTGATCGCTGGGAAGCCGACCTCGCCCTCGGTGAGATCCATCACCCGCGCGCTCCGTGCGGTAGCGTCCGTCTGGTAGAGCGGGTCCTGGAAGGCCATGAGCTGGGTCGTCGCGCCCGAGGAGTTCGAGGTCTGGAAGCGGTAGTCGAACAGCCCCGTGAGGGCACCGTTGAGGTTCGTGTCCCCGAACTTGTGGAGCGCGGGGCGTCGCCGGATGCGCCCCCGGTCGTCCTGCCAGACGTTGCTGCTCCGCGCCGTCTGGGTCTGGGCGCCCGAGTAGAACGGGTGCTGGCTGATCGACTGGCCCGTTCGTAGCGGCACCTCGATGATCGTCGTAGGCATACGTCAGCTTCCGTCGTAGGCGCGCGAGTAGAAGGCCCGGTTCGTCTGGGGCTGGAACAGAACCGCCGCGTTCTGCGCAACGTCGCTCTTTTGCTCGGCCGACACGATCTTGTTGTACTCGGCCAGCTCGAACTGGGCGTCGTCGATCGTCTTCTTGATGTAGCGGTAGACGTAGTAGCGACCCCGGAAAAGGAGAGCCTGCTCGTACTCCGGGGGGTAGCCCGACACGTCCACGTCGAGCTGCATGATCGACGGAGAGCCCTCGTAGCGGAAGTGGTAGTGGTAGACGTCATCGGGGATCGGGTCGAACTCCAGCACGTAGCGGGGCTCTCCGTCCTCGATCTGCACCGAGAAGATGTGAAACACCTGGGGCTTGTCGAAGATGCGAGTACCACGCGCGACGTCGAACACGCGCGAGTCGTACTCCTCGGTCCGCAGATACTCCAGCGAGCCCATGCCGAAGAAGTCGTTCAGCGAGATCGGGCGCTTGAAGTTCACCGGCAAGAGGTAGCGGTCCTGGCCAATGAACGCTTGCTTCCCCTCACCGTCCGTGGCTGACGTGTCCGTCGTGCCCCGATAGACCGCCTTGTTCCCCGCCATGTCCGCGAGCGTGACCGTGCCCGGGCTCGCCGAGGCGACCGAGTGCACCCGATACCACTGGGAGTCCCCGGTCACATGGAAGAGGCGCCCCGGCCAGTCCGTGTTCGTGGTGAGATTCGCGGTCGCCGTGCCTGTCACATCGTTCGAGCCGTTCGTGAGCTGGAGCGAGCTGTCGCCGATCGTGTCCGCATCCTCGTCGGGGAACGAGTCCGAGATCTTCTCCTCGTTGATCGTGGTGATGCTCCCGTTGAAGAACAGCGGGGCTTGCGGCACGTCGCGCGAGAGATCCTTCTGGGCGTCCCGCACGAAGTCCACGATCAACTGCTCGTCGGAGTCCGGGTCCAGGTTCTCCACCGTGGCAATCTTCTTGCCAGCCCCCGTCGTGGAGATGATGTTGTTCACGATGGCCAGGAAGTTCATACCGTCACGGTCTCCTTGGCAGGCTGCGTTGCGGCCTCGATCTCTTCGAGCGAGTCCGGTTCGGTCTTCTCGTCGAGGTTCACGTAACCGTCGGAGATCTCGCGAGCGTCCTTCATGCTCGGCATCTGCTTCGGCGCGTGATACACACGCTGGTTCTGGATGTCGAAGTGGTGGCACTGGATCGAGCCGTCCACCGTCACCCGGTAGCCCGTTTCTTTCCGCATGTTGCGGCAGAAGCGAATGTCATGACCAACGATCCCCTGCCACGTCCCCTCTTCGTCCGCTGACCGTTCGTCATTCCACCACGGGCGCTCCATGCGCCGAAGCACATCGGCGCGCACCATGAGACAGCCCGCTCCTGCCGCGTAGATGTCCTCGGGTATCGAGTCCTGGCTCTGGTTGAACCCCCAGTACGCGCCCTCGCCCGAGTCCTTGTAGATGATCGGCTCGGTCGGAACCACCTTCGTGTAGTACACGCCGGAGATGATCCCGATGTCCGGGAATCGGTTCATGAAGTTCAGCATCCGATACCAGGCGTTGTGAGGAATGAGCACATCGTCGTCCCAGTAGAAGATGTACGAAACACCTCGCTCAAGCGCCTGCTCGGTCATTTGTTCACGAAGACGAGCCGACAAGTCGTTCTTCATCGTGAACCACGAGAGCGTTATGTTGAGAGGCTGCATCACCTGCTGGGCGTTTATCATGAGTTCGATAGGGACCAGGCCCGGCTGCCGGTAATGTCCGACCACCTTCTTCTCGTTGTCCTCGTCAACCGACACGATCATCTCGTCCTTGTCACCGATCGGCATGACGATACCCAGATGCGGGGCGCTGGACTGGTTCTTGATGATCCCCCGCCCCTCGCTGATATACGACATGGCCGGAGTGCTGACGCCCTCGACCGCTGTCCGATGGAAAGGCTCACCGCCGAAGACTCTACGGCCGGACTCCGAAGTCACCGCGTCCGCCGTCGCCTCTTCCCTGCCATTGAGCTTTTCACTCATTCCTCGTGTACCTCCCTTTATGCGCTGGTCTCGCTCCAGCACCACGACTCGTGGATGGAAAGCGTGTCGATGCCACCGGCAGCGGCACTCTGCATGGCGATACACCACGACATGGGCTCGTAGTCGTTCGACGCTGGCGTGACGTTCACGTAGGGCAAGATGCCCGACTGAGCCGCCTCGCTCGTGTTGGTGAGGTTGTTCGCCCACCACGTAACCGAGTCGTCGCCGTTGATGCGAAACGCCAGCTCCATCACGTCGTCATCGACGATGGCACTGTCCATCGTAATGCTGGCGGTGTCCACCGATGCGTCTTGCCGAGCCGTGATCGAGATGGTGTCCGTCTCGGTCGCCACCGTGCTGAAGTAAACGCCGTCGATGGTGGCCAGGATCAGGCCATCGTCGCTCGCTGCGAAGGGGCTCTTGATCGTGGTGTAGGCGCCCATGTTCGCGAAGCCCGCGAACCATTGGGTCACGTTCCGGTCTGACCAGGAGAACTTCGCGTAGAACACCGCGTCCTTGTCCGTGTCCGGCCGGAAGATCGGGTGAGTCATCGCCACGCACTCTGCGGTGGCGGTGGTCTCGTAGGCCATGTCCATCGTCAGGCCATCGGTGGAGATCGTCGTCGCGCCCGACGCCAGGCCACTCTGGCCCAAAGAGATCATGACGCCACTCGTGCTCGATCCGTCCGTGGTCGCCGCCGTCGCCGTGGCGAGCTTCCAGTCCTGGCGCTCCAGTCGAAACGAGCGAAGGTTCCGGAGCGACTCCAGGCACGCGACCGGCGCGTCAGCACAGATGTTCGCGAAGGTGCGATCCCCCTTGTGCCGTGCGTCCTGAAACGCATCGGAGCTGGTGAGCGCGGGGCCGGTTGCATGGGTGGCCCCCACCAGAAGTTTTTCAGATGCTGCCATGGGTCACCCCTTATCCGCTCCAGGCGGTCATTTTGGTGAAGTGAACTGCTCCTGCGGCAGCGGAAGAGGCTTGCAGCGCGAGTCCCATTTGCATGGCCTCGTAGTCGTTCCCGCCGCCGCCCACGTTCGCGCAGTTGAGAGTGCCGCTTGAGATGGTCTCGGCCTCGACCTGAATCACCCAGTCCACCGAGCCGAGGCTCGCGGTGAAGGCGAGCGTCAGCTCGTCGCCGGAGGTGTCGTCGGCACTCGCGGTCGAGAGCGTGACCGTATCCGTATCGGTCACAGCGTCCTGCGTAGCCGTGATGTTGATCGACGCGCCCGCCGTGGTCGAGAGGTAGTGGAAGAAGATCCCGTCGACGGCCGCACTGATCGCCTCGGTGGACGCCGTGTACGGCGAGCCGGATGTTCCGCCACCCCAGAGCCCGGTGATGAATCCGTTCTCCGAAATGTCGCTGTTGCTGACCTTCGCGTAGAAACCGCAGTCCTTGGCGGACGTGCAGGAGAAGGTTTTGACAGTGTTCATGCACGCTTCGTCGTTGTCGGCTGCGCCATGAGCGAGAGACATCACACCAGTTGTGGCGGCGATGAGCGTCGCGGGCACACCGGCTTCGTTGCCGATCTGGTACAAGAGACCGCCAGCCGCAGTCAGGTCGGCGGCCACGACAACCTGGAAGTTGGTGGTGTCAACCGCGAACGACTCGTATCCGGTGTGCCCGGTGTCGTTCTGTATCCATTCGGTAGGGGCACCACCGAGGGCGTTGAGGATAACGTCGTTGCGGGTGTTGTGGGATTGAAGGGACGCGCCCCGGTAGTGACGCGCGTCGCGTCTTTTGACGGTAGGCATTCTGTTCTCCTTTACCGATCACACGGAAAGGGCGGGCCGAAGCCCGCCCTCCGATCTGCACACGGGATCAGGACGAGCCGGAGGATCCGTAGGTTCCGATCCAGTCGATACAACCACCGCTGAAGCGCATCGAACCTTTCCGCTTGGCTGCGCCGGTGTCGAAGTCGACGTCGGCTCCAAGCGTGATGTCGCGCCGCATGAACCCCTTGAGGCCATGGGTTCCCTTGTCCGCAATCATGAACCACGAGTTCGGGTCCGTGATGTACGGGCTCCACTTCCACGTCAGACCCGTCGCGAACGGCGTGGTCTGGATGGCGTTGATCGTGTTCTCCGTGGAGTAGGGGACCTGCGGTGTCTTGAGGATTTCGTCCGCCTGGAACGTCAGGGCCGATGGCACCCAGAGCGTCGCCGCCTGAGTCATCACCGGGATACCACGATGGTTCGTGGTGTCTCCGAACGTGGTCAGAGCCGTCTCGACATTCGCGGGCGACAGATCCGCCGCCGCATAGTTCGAGACCGAGCCGCCGCCGACATAGGCGTGAGTCGCGTTGAAGATGGACGAACCATCCCACGCGGTCTCGGTGCCGATGTTCGACAGGCCGTTGTTGAGGATGTTGAAGTAGAAGGTCTCCTTGGTGGCAAGCGTCGAGCGAGCCATCGCACGGGCGACCTGGGAGAAGATGTTGTCCTGGTCGTCCTCGACGACCTCTTCCGACATCTCCACAAGCATCGTGTGCTTGACGTGAGTGAACGCCTTGTCGTAGCCCGCGAGGAAGTTGTCCGCGTGATACGCCTCGTTCTCCGTGGTCTCCTGCATCAAGCCGAGTCCCACGACCTGCGAGAACTGTTCCCTCATCTTGCTGGACGGATTGAAGTCGAAGATCATCGAGTGCAGCTCGGGGTAGTCTCGATAATTCTCGAAGAACACCGTGTCCATGTACGGAAGCCTCGAAAAGAATAGATCTTCGAAGCCTGTGCGAAGCATAGGCATTGTCTACTCCTTTCGCTTACGGTGCCAGTTCGAGGAATTGAACCCGGACTATGGGGTTCGCATCGGTCGAACCGGTTTCGTTGTCAGGCCGCGACCCGAGGGCCACGATCTGAAGGGTTCCGGCGGCCTGGGTTGCAACGTGGCCGCTGGTCTGAAGCAGGTTGTGTCGTGCCGCTCTCACAAAAGTATTGAGCGACCCCACGAGGGTTTGCCCGGCCGCGCCAGAGGCGTATTCGGACTGAACCTCGAAGGTGATGTTGGGTCGCGCGATCACCACGGGGATTTCTCCCGCAGTCGATGCCGCGATGTGCCCGAGGGATACGGCCGTCATCGACAATTCGTTCGCGGCCGTGTTGTCAAAGCGAATCTTGAGGTTCGCATTGCCATCGGCCGCGATCTTCACAACATCGCCGATATAGATGGACGACCCATTCGAGGCATCCACCTGATACATCACGGTCTCCGGCACGCCTCCCGTACTCGTGCGGGGGTTGATGACCCCCCGCCGATAACCGAGATTTGCCAATTACTTTTCCTCCGATCAGATGTGGTCTTCCCCAAGCTTCGAGGAATAACGAACACCGATCGGATCGCTCTTCGTGGCGGTTGAACGGTGGAGCTTCGCCATCGACTCGCCGCCGACGGTCTCGCCGTCTTCGACTGCCGAGCGCATCTGCTCCGTCCGTCCGAACATGGCAGCGTTTCTCTGCTCGATCTCGTCCTTGGGCTTCATCGCGAGCCAGCAATCGCCGGTCATGATGCGGCCGTCGGCTTCCTCGCGAAGGTGAGCGGTCGTGGCAACGGCACGCGCAAGCGCAACGTCGCTGACCTTCTTCCAGCCTTCGGGACCGAACTTGTCGCGCACGGTGTCGTGACACCACCGGAAGCCCATCAGCTCTCCGTCGACCTCGCGATAGTTCCCCTCGCGCCCGTTCTTCGGGTACTCCAGATGGAGTCGGTTCGCGGGGGACCACGCCCTGTCGATCTTCGTAGACCGCAGGGCCTTGATGCGCGACTTGCGCCGGTACTCGGGGTCCTGGCGGTGACGAAGCTCCTCGACCTCTTCCTGGACCCGTGCCTTGATCTCGATCTCTTGCTCCTCTTCAGGAGTTCGAGCGTCGAGATCCTTCTGGGTCGGGGAACGTCGATCCCACGGAACCTCTTCTTCGAGATCCTCGGGGCCTTTCGGAAAATCGTCAGCCATTATGGAACCCTCATTCCGTCGTAACGCTGTTTGAGTGTCGTGAAGAGAGCTGCGCCCTCCTTCGAAGGCTTACGTCCGAGCATGCTGGTCAGGAGTGCGCGCTCGTCTTTCGACATGCGCTGGTCGTTGTCCTTCTGACCGTTCGCGACCGGAGCCCCTTCAGCGGCCGATTCCTCGACGCGCCGACGAGTACGACGTTCGTCTCCGGTCTCTCCTGTCTTCTGCCCGCCATACGTTCGTCCCACCCGGTGAAGTGCCAGGCTCATGGCCTGCGTGTTCGCGTCCGGCGACGTGGTGTCGACCGCGCCGTTATTCAGGAGACGCTTCTGTTCGACCAGCACCCGCTTCGAGAACTCCGAGTCCGGGTTCTTGAAATCGGGATACAGCTCGTACATGTACTCCTGGATGAACTCGCGGGTCTTCTCCTGCCGGTACTCGGAGCGAATCTCGGTCTTGATTTCTTCGCGAAGCCCCTTCACCACCGAGTCCGTGTAATGGATCGAGGCGTCGATCTGCTGCTTCCCGTCGTCTTCAAGCCCGAACTTCTTGTACTCCGCGTGGGTCAGCTCTTTCTCGCCTTCCTGTTCGGATTTCTTCTCGCCACGAATTGCCGCCATCTGGGCTGCCATGTCGATTTCACGATCACCCGACTCGCGCAGCTTTCGTTCAAGCGCAGCAATCCGATCGTTTGTTTCGGTAGACGCCTGCTGATCGGAGGTCGCGTCACGGCCCTCGGAGCTTTCGCCGGTCTCCTCGGCACCCGGGTCCTTTGAGTGTGGCGAGTTCTCTTCCGGGTCGTCTTGCGCCACGTAATCGAAAGGATTCACTCTGATTCCTCGTTTTCGAATTCAACTGCCACGGTTGGCTTGTTCACGAGCCCCAGTTCCGCCAGGTCGTTGAGACTCAGAAAGCGGTTGGACGGCGGGGACGTGGGTAGCTCGTGTCGCGGGGGCCGGATTCTCGTAGCCCGTTTCTGTTGGGTCTTTCGCGTCCGGTGAGCCATCGTATTCCTTCCCGTACTCGGATTGGGCTGACGGATCCGGTTCGATCATGCTCTTCGGAAGCTCGTCGCGAACCCACACGAGAGTCTTGATCTCGGCCTTCAGGGCCTTCATTCTGTCCAGGTCGTCGTCGCACTGGATGAGCTGGTGAACCTTGTTCTCGATCGTCTCGGTCAGCGCGGCGCGGTACTTCGTGTAAAGCTCGCCCCGGAAGAACTCCTTCACTGTGCCACGAACCAGTCGACCGTGGCGGTGACGCTCCGTGTCTGGACGACCGTGAAGCTCGTCACCGACTTGTTATCCCAGATCTTCATGACCCCCAGCCCGTCGAGGTTGACCTTCTGAGAATCGGCCATCGTCACTGTGCACGACACCGACGAGTCAATCATCAAGATGACGGCTGACCCGATGCGATCGAACGTCACCGTCTGCATGGTCCCCGACGGCAGGAGGATCGCGCCCGAGTTGAACTCGGTCACGCTCGTCCCGATGTCGAGAACGAACTCGATCACCTTCGTGCCCGCGTTCGTGCCCTCGACCGATCCCTGGATGTCGACCTTGTTGATCGCGCTCATTGGGCCGCGATCCAGTTGATCGTTGCGGTCACGCCGCGCGTCTGTACCACCGAGAAGCTCGACACGCTCTTGTTCCTCCAGATGTGCAGGAGTGCTAGACCATCGACGTTTACCTTCTGAGAATCGGAGAGAGTCACCGTGCATGAGACCGACGACTCGACGATCACCATGCGCGCACTCGTGATATTAGCGAACTGCACGACTTCTGTGGCCGCGCTCGGGAGCTGGAAGGATCCGGAGAACCACCGCTTGATCTTCCGGCGCGAGCGCATCTCGTCGCGGAACACCTGCTTGGCACCCGCGAATCCGAGGATCGCGCCACTCACGCCCATCTCTTCGAGGATGTTCACCGGGGACCGCTGGGGCGTGCCTTCGAGGGGCTTCTGGCCATCGGGGGGGTGGGGCGGCCCGGAGTCCTCCCGGCCCTCGGGCGCCTCCCCGCCAGTACCTCCGATCGGGGTGTTGAACGGTTCGAGCGCACCCAGGAGCCCCAGTGTCGACGAGGCGACGGACACTCCGGTGTTGTAGTCGGGGGCGAGATCCAGGCCACCCGCGCACGTGTCGTCGAGGAAGAGCGGGTCGGTCGTGGCGTCGCCCGTCCCGGCCACGTAGTCTTCGTCCACGCCGTCGATCACGCGCCAGTTGTACGAGCCCGTCACCGTGCCCGAGGCGGCCTCCTCGGCCATGTTCACGGCCCCCGCCCCGTCGTTGGCGCCCTCGATGAGGCAGTCCGTGGCCGTGATGACAGAGGTGCCAGACGCGAAGAAGACCTTGAGCGTGTGGGCCGAGGTGTACTCGATGTAGACCGTGCACCGCGAGAACGTCATCGACACGGTGGATCCCGCGCGAAGGAGATCGTCCGCTGACGTCTGGTCCCCGGAGCACTTCTGGAACTGGCACCGGGTGAACGTCCACGTGTTCGCTGTCCCGACCGTGGAAACGATGGTCGACTCGGACTGGTGGCGGAAGAGGCAGTCGGTGCAGGTCACGGTGTGTCCCACGTCGTCCGTGGTGGCGTTCACGATGCCGTTCACGCCGTATTCCACGACCGTGTGGAGCATCGTGACGGTCACCGGGTTCGCCGCGTCTCCCTGGCGAATGTCGATGTGCTGCCAGTCTCCAGAGCCCGGAGACGCCTGGCTGGAGGTGAGCACGACCTTGCTCGATTGCCCACCGGTGCACGCCAGGGTGCCGCCCGCGCCGCCGAACCCGACCCGGATCATGCTCCCGGTGTCCTGGAACTTCACGGTCACGCCCGCCTCGATCGTGAGCGAGAAGCCACCGTTCGCCTGCACGATCGTCGTGCCGTTGATCGTGATGACCCCGCCCACGCCCACGCCCACCGAGGCGTCGGTGGTGTCCTTGGCGTCCGTCGTCGCTGTCGTCCAGGTCTGGGAGGCCATTACGACACCGCGATCCAGTTGACGGTCACCGCCGCGCCGCGCGTCTGCACGATCGAGAAGGCCACCACGTCCTTGTTCGTCCACACCCTGAGCATCGCCAGGCCGTCGACGTTCACCTTCTGCGAGTCGGCCATGGTGACCGTGCAGGAGGCCGAGGTCTCGATGATGACCATCTTCGCGTCGGTGATCGTGTTGAAGTCCACCGTCGAGGACGACCCCGAGGGCAGCGAGAGCGAGCCGGAGTGCCACTCGGTCATCGTCGAGAGGTTCTGCGACATCACCTTGGTGAGCACGCGGAGCCCCGAGTCCTCACCGGACACATAGCCTTTGACCCGCGCACGGGTGATCGGTGGCATTCCTACCCTCCGGTGAACGTGCTACCGAGGCCCTCGGCCGCCACCTCGGAGAGTCCTGCCTGACCGCCGAGATCAGGATTAAAAAGTCCCTCTTCTCCTCTAAAATTCCCTTGATTGCCTTGTCGCGCGTTTCGACGTTGCCCGGATTGCTGGGCCTGCTGGTTCTCCACGACGCGCTGCATCTCCAGGTGAGCCTGCTTGTGCGGAGCCCACACCCCGGTGACCCATTCGGTAGGCACGGAGCCGAAGTCCTCGGACTGCTCGAAGGCGTCCATCTCCAGGACGTGCTGCTCGTGGTTGTCCGGGAGGATGGGCCGGATCGGGATGCCCTGGATCATCGCCTTGGTCTCCTCGTCCTGCGTCATCGGCGCGCGGTCGAAGCCCTGCGGGTCGGGAATGATCGACTCGGGGTTCGGCATGTCGAGCATCTCGGCGAAGCGGCGCGCGAGGATCCGCGCTCCCGGGGAGATCGCCTCGGGCGGCTGCTGCGCGATCGGCATGAGCGCCTCCAGCGCGGTCGCCGCGTACTGGCGCTTGATCTCCTTGTTGTTCGACACCGAGTCGAGTTCCCAGAAGAAGTCGTACTTCATGTTCAGGTCGTCCTTGCGGATCGAGCGCATGCCGTTCTTGCCGGTGATGCGGAACTCCTCGGACTCGGGCGCGTTCATTCGCAGGAGATTGAGCGTCTTCTCCGAGAGTTCGTGGAGCGCGGGTGACAGTCGCAGGAGCAAGTAGTCCAGCTTGATCGCGTCCTGCTGGAGGATGGCGAGTGTTCCCCGAGCCGTTCGCGGAGCATTGGGACGGTCCGGTCCTCGTCCCATAGTCTGCGTAGAAATCGAGAGATCCTCCGATAGAGCCAGGAGGAACTGCTCCACGTGAATCGCATCGCGCGTGTTCGCGACCGGGACGTACTCGCGCACGTCCGCTTGCGGGTTGTCGACCGGCAGCCACATGCCCGGAGACCACGACATGGGGCCTGGGTCGAATCCTGATCCCGGACGATAGAAACCTCCCGGTGAGACCGACATCGTGGCCGCGTCGTTACGCGAATTGAAAGTGGAGTTGAGTTCGACGAGGAGCGGGAAGAGCGCCTCGCCGATGCCGATGTGGAGAAGTCTGTTTCCAATCGGGATGAGCCCCGAGTGAACCATCGGGCGCTCGTGCATGTGGTAGTCGACGAACTGGTGCTCGATGCGCAGCACCTTGCGAGTACGACCCTCGTACCATATCACCACGTCCTCGTCTTCGCCGTCGTGGTCGAGGTCGATCCTGCGGAACTCCTCGATCACCTCGAACGGGTAGCGGCGCGTCGTGATGTTGCCCTCGGTCGCATCCTGCTGTCGCTTGAGTCGCTCGCCCACGACTTGGTTCAATGGCGTGAGTCCGAGGTTCTCCAGCTCCGCGTCGCCAGTCACCTCGTCGACGTCGGCGATCAGCTCCATCTCATCCATGTCGGCCTGCGTGATCTGGTTCCACTTGCCGGTGCGGAAGCCGCGCACCATGTCGTCCCACGACTTCTCGTAGCGCACCGACACGCGCTTGGCTTCCTGGATGGACCGCCCGTCAACCGTGAATACGCAGTCAGGAATCTCGATGTTGTCGAACTGGGGCTGGTTGATGACCGTCTCGCGCGACTCCATCAAGAAGATGTTCTCTCGCGATTCCTCGTGCGAGTAGCCCTCGATCTGGATTTCCTTCTCGCGCCTGTCGACCTCATCCCACACCGTGATCGACCACTTCGTCCCCTTCGAGCCCTTGCCGATGCGCTTGAGATCCTTCACGACCTCCATCATTCCGAAGAAGTCGATGATCTGTCCGTCGAGGGGGACCTTGCGACGCTCAGGCGGTGCCTCGGGGTCCTCGCCCGGGATGTCCTGGAACATCGGCTCGCGCTCGATACGGCGCTGCATGCGCTCAACGCGGCGCCACCAGAGCTTTCCGATGCCGTTGCCGTAGAGGATGAAGTTCCGCACGTACCGTTCGAGCTGGTCGAGGATGCGCATGCGGTTGCGCCAGTAGTATTGGATGTAGTCGGTCGTGTCCTCGGCCTTCTTCTCCGCGAGAGGATGCGAGGAGACCGGCTGGGCGCTCATGTTCGAGAACGCGCCATTGGGCGCGATTGACTGCATCACGTGAATCGTCATGCGGTCGGTCGCGCGGGTGATGAGCGGCACCGAGGTGTTCGAACAGCCCTTCCACGGGAACACCTTCTCTTTCACCCGGTTTCGATAGGCGTTGTAGATCTTCACGAGACGCTCGTCGAATGCACCGCGAGCCCCGCGATCGAGGAAGTTGTCGTCTTCGAAGAGACGGAACAGCTCCTCGTTCCTTTTCTTGTCGATCGGGAATGTCGAAGGCATCAATATCCACCCGTCGCTTCAGTGGCCTGCGGTTGTGCCCTGTTGTTGTAGGGCTCGGCGAAATGAACGGTCCGCGCGTTCCTGGTGTCGTTTTCATCCATGGAAGGACGATACGTGCGGTAGCCAGTCTTGAGTGCGCGGTAGTTCGGCTTCTGGGACACGAGATAGAGAACGCCGTCGATCAGGTCGTCGTCTTTCTTGTCTCGACCCTCGGGGTATTCCTTGACCTGATTGCCCCGGCTCCTCGCGCTGCCACGCAGCTCCGGGTGCACGTAACGCTTGATCTCCCAGATCAGGCGCTCGCAGCTCTTGAACATCACGATTCCAGGCTGCTTCCACTCCTCGTCGAGCTTGAACATCTCGGCGGTGGCCATGAGCCTCGCGCGCTTGTCGGCCTTCGGTGCTGCCGTGCACGCGATCCCCGCCTTGCGGAAGAGATCCATCATCGACTCGCCGCTCACGTCGCGCACGTTGAACGAGGAGTCCATGAGCGACATGGCGACCTTGTGGTTGCGCGCCTTCTCGATCGCGCCCATGCGCTCGGCGAGTTGCTTGAGGTTCTGGATGGAGGCGTCGAAGAGAACGTCGGTTATGATGAGTCGGTTGGTAGGTGAGACCTTCGCCCAGACGACGGCGTGGGGCTTTCCGAGGTGGGGGTCGATGGCTCGGATGCTTGGCCACTCCCGGGGAATATCCCACTCTTCGGTGACCCATGGCTCTTTGACGGCGAAGTGCTTGAAGATCCGGCCCTGAAGGTGCTGGGGTTTGCCGTGAAGTCGCACCTCCTTCTGGACGTCATCAAGCGTTTTCTCAAACCGCTGAATCGCTGCTTCGTCCAGAGCGCCAGTGACCGTACCATCAGCATTCTCCGTTCTGAGATTGTCCCGGATGTCACCCGTAATCGCGAAGTAGTCGGGGTCGCCCGCTTCCGCCCGTTCCCAAATCTCATCCCAGATCCAGCCCTCCGAGAGAAGTGTCAGTGTCATCCAGATCTTGCCGCCATCGACAATCACGCCACGGGTGATCGGCGCCCAGAACGAGTACGGTGGCGGTTCGTCGAAGTCATAGAAGTGCTTGTCCGCGCCCTCCATGCGATCCGGGTCCATCTCGTAGGTGCCATAGCGGATCTCGGATCCATTCGTGAACTCCCAGCCGACGGTTCGCCCGTGGCGCCGGATCTCTTTCGCCACGCCACGCGGGAGCCACTTCTCGAAGTGAGGCGTCACCACCTCGTCGGCCTTATCCCAGGTCTCGCAGAAGCACATGCCCTTGACGGGCGGCTCGTAGGGCGTCTTGAAGAGCGGGTGATTCTTGGGGAGAAACGGCCGGTAGCCGAGGCAGTAGGAGATGTCCTCGATCTTGCCCCACGTGGTCTTCCCGACCTTGTTGCCACCGAAGAGCGTTCGGTACGTCGCGTTCGATCCGGTCATCCGGAGCTGCGGGACGTTCGGCCGGAAGAAGAGAAGCGGGTTCTCTTTCTTGTACTCTTCGAGCGCGTCGAGGTCCGCCTGGAGAGCGAGCAGTTCCTCGGCCGAGGGGATCAGTTCGTCGGGACTCATGGCATCAACTGCCCGTGGAGGATGACCGTGCACCGCTCGGTGTTCGTCGTGGCATCGTCGATGTAGAGCATGAGGTCGCCGGTGGGGTTCGTTCCCGCCATGAGGAGCCCCCCGAACAGATAGTCGGAGAAGTCCAGGTCCGCCGCGTTGTTCGAGGGGATCACGATCACGCGAACGTCGGTGCCCGCGTCCCACCGCAAGGTCCAGATTGCTGTGGAGTCAACGCCGTTTTGCCCAGTAATGATAGCTCGCAGGATCTTCCATTGCGTGAAGGTCCGACCGTCGATCACGGGGTCGAGGTCCACGTCGTAGTCGAGCAGCTTGTCGCTGGTGTCGCCGGTGACGCCATCGGTCTCGGCCGTGGCCTGGAGCCAGAAGTGGTACTTGTTCTGCACGATCTGGCTGACCGTCGTGATCGTTGCCATGTCCCCCCCCTACGTCGGGAACGTCGTTCTCCCATCCTGTACGACAAGATCCATGTCGATGAACACGGAGCAGATGTCGCCGGTCGTGATTGCGTCCTGGGGGGGCTCATACTGTAAGTGGACTTTCTCATTCGTGGAGTCCGGGGTTCCGATGACCATGACCCCGCCGTCCGGATGTTCGGTGAGATCAACCGCCGCGCCGCCATTGAGCGGGATGCTCAGGACGGCCACCCCCGACAAGAAGCCTGGCCCGGAAAAGCCTCCGAGGCTGATCGACCAGCTCCCGAAATTGTCTTTGACCGAGGTGTCTCCGGGCGAGGCGGTCAGTGCCGCGCGCAGCACCTTGATCCTCGTGTAGACCTTCTTCGGGCCATACGGGGTCTGGTCGACCGTGAGCCCGGAACTGGGTGTCGGATCCAGCGGGTCGATGAGAATCTTGCGAACGACCTGCGTGCCCGTGTGTTGCCACGTGCCCTCGTAGAACAGGCGGCTCCCGACCTGATACAGGCGCTCGGTACGCTTCGTCAAGCTCACGGCTTGTCCTCGACGAGTTCGAGGTCCATGGCGACCATGCAATGATCTCGAAGGCCACCGGAGTTGTAGTACTGGAGCATCAAGTCGCCCTCGCGCGTCTGGGTGCCGAACGTGATGCGCTTCAAGCCCGCCTCGGGGAAGTCGGTGAAGTCGAGCGAGATCGAGCCGTCGAGCGGCACCGAGGCGACCGGGATGGGCTTCCCGTCCACGAGCGGATCGAAGTAGACGACCCAACCGCCATCGGTGAGCTGCTCGGCCGTTGACGCCGCCGTCATCCGGATCCGCCTGACCCGGAGCTTCGTGAACGTGGGGAATTGGCTCGCGAAGAACGTCGTGGGGAAGATGATCCGCGTCGCGTCGGCCGCCGTGTTCGTGCGCCCGACGAACAACTGGTACACGTTCTTCCCGTGGTTGTTCCCCACCCCCGTGAGCTGCACGATCGACATTACGGTATCAGCTCTCCACACATGACGAGTCCCATCACGTCCAGCGCGACCCCGGTCCCGCCGTAGTCGATCGTGATGTCTCCGGTGTAGTTCGTTCCCCGTGGGTCTGGAATTCCGCCCATCGGCAGTAGCGTGAAGTCGTAATACTGCGACGCTCGTGCTGGAAGCTCGGTAATTACGACCGGGGTATCCGCATCAAACTTCAGTGTCCAGACGCCCGGGGCGCCGATGTTCGCCCCTGTGGCCCACATGTGCGTGAGCTTGAGCGCCGAATACGTGACGTTGTTGATGACCACACCCGGAGACGTCACGAAGTCCGAGAAGTTGACGACGATCGCGTCTGTCGCCGCGTTCCCGTCGTCGCTGTGGACCTTCCCGTGGAGCATCCACTTGCGACCGTAGAGATTCTTCGTCAGTGCGGTGAGGATCGTTGCCACTACGCCTTCTCCTTTTCAGCCTTAAAATCCGCGTCTTCGCCAAGGCGCGGCGGGAGCGTTTCGAGCGACATGCCCATGCGCCCCTCTCTCCACGACTCGCACGATACGTCCTTGAAATGGTACACGAGGGCGTCGTCCATGATGTATGCGACCCGCCCGCACGCGCGCATGCGCTCCTGGTACTCGTCCTCGCCCTCGTAGTTCAGCTTCGACGGGTCGAAGAGATGGTCGTCGTCGAACTGCACCGCGCGATCCATCTTGATGCAGAAGCAGAAGCCGTTGACGAAGCTCACCATCCCACCATTCCCCGTTGGGCTCCTGTCCCGGGCATGGGAAAGGAATGCCGTCGGGCGGTTGATCGGGATCCTCTGGTGCTCCTGGTGGCCAGGTTGGTTCGTCATAGGGCCAGAGATGCCGCAGTCCTCGGAGTCGAACGCCTTCACGAGCGACTGCCACCACCCGGGCGTGAAGATCACGTCGTTGTTCGACAGGATCAGGTAGTCGTGCCCGGCCTTTTTCGCGTCTCGCCATGCGTCGTTCCACCTGGCCACCACTCCCGGGCTGTCGGGTTCGGCCATGTGCGCACCGATCCTCGCGTCTCGTTCCAGCGGAGCGACGATCTTCTCGCGCCATGCACTGAACTCCTTCGAGCCGTCATCGAGTATCAGGATCTCCCCGAGGAAGCCCGTCCTCATCGCCGTATCCAAGGCCAGCTTCGTGTAGACCAGATGATCCTTTTGAGTGATCGCCAACAGGATCGAGCGGGGATCCAATGGTTGCCGCTCGGTGCTCTCGCCATTGCTTGTCGGCGATTCTTCGATGAGTGAGTGGTCTGCGGAACTTTTCATCTCTCTGCAATGCCTTTCTGTCCACCGGACGGAGGATCTCCATGTCGTCGTGCAGGAAACCATACCGCGCGAACAGTTCGTAGAGCGCCAGGCGCCACATGGTCTGTTGGGAGCAGTTCCAGCGTTGCCTGGCATGCTCGAACCGCGCTTTCACTTTGTCGTCGAGATAGACGGCACACATCGTCATGCCCTTGCGCTCGTTCACCCACTTCGACTTCGGGGTGTACCGCTTCTCGTTCACGTGCGTCTCGCCGAGCACCTTCTCCATCGTCTGCCATTCTTCGAGCACGCGCTTGGCCGTCTTGCCCTGCTCGTCGGAGATGCGCCGGATCTTGGCGATCTTCTTGTCGTCCACCATGTCGCGGAACGTGCGCAGCCCGGCGTGCCTCACATGTTCCTCACTTCCGCGAGGTGCTCAGCCAGCTCGGTTTCCGCCTCGGCTTTCTTGCGCGCGTTGATCTCTCCGCGCTTCGAGACGTCCTCCTCGGAGATCATGGCGATCTTGTACTGCGCCATGATGAAATCCTGGATCGTCTCGGCCCGGATCTCTGCCTTGGTCTGGTTCAGGCCGTCGATCGCCTCCTGTCGGTTCTGGCTCTGGACGGCAAGCTCCACCAGGGCGAGCCGTCGTTGCTTGCTACGCTCCCAGTATTTGCGCAGCTTCCTTGCGCGCTGTCCCTTCGCGATCGTGATCGTGATCTTCTCGTCGCTCATGTGTCCATCTCCAGTCCGACGAGGCAAAGCATGTCGGGGCCGACCGTGGCCGTTGCAGCCGACACCGTGATGACCAAAGACAGAAAGTCTCCCTCGACGAATCGGTCGACGTCGACGCCCTGCTTTGCGTTGAAGTAAACGACCGTTCCCACGTCACCCACAACGATCGTCGGAGAAGTCGCCGTAAAAACGTTGGAGTTACCAATCCGAGCGTGCATCTGGAAGGTGTCGTCATTGCTGTGACCGGAGATGGCGCAAGAGCAGGAAAGCATGACGATGGAGCCGGTATCCCACATTCCCCACCCGAACGTAGAAGTAAAAGGAACCTGCTGCCCCGGCCTCAGAAAGACCGTTCCGGACGATACGTTCACATTGTGGAAAGCGTGCAGTACCAACGGCGGGTGATTGCTCTTTCGCGTCACTAGACGGCCCTCCACTTCGTCGTGGTTCCGTCGTACCAGAGCTGTATCGTGTCGTTCGCTGCGAGCGTCACGTTGCCCCCCGTTCCGGTGATGACGTGGTTGGTTGCTGTGCCGCCAGCGGTTGCCGTGTCCTCGATGACAAGAGCGTTCGAGCCCACGTTGATGATGAGGAGATGCTTCCCCTCCTCGCCATCGGTGAAGCCGCCAAGCATTCTGGACGCATCGGTAGTCAGGCGAGCGACGGAGAATCCGGCCGCGCCCGCGTAGTCGTCAGTGTCGGACGTGATCTCAGCCGGAGACACCGACTTCCAGTGCACGTCGGCGTCGGCGAAGAACGATCCGTCAACTTCGAGATCTCCCTCGAAATAGCCGTCACCGTTCCGATCATCGAGCGTCCAGTGTCCGGGAGTGTTCGAGAGCGAGGTCGGAAGTGCGGCGGCGCTTCCCGTCTCTCCCGAGACGATCAACTCGGAGTTCGAGGCGAAGAGCGATCCGTTGTACGCCTTCACGCCGACATGAATGCCGTTCGACCCCGGAGAGGAGATGCTCTGGGCCGTGCCAAGAAGGCCGATCACTCCCGGCGCTGCGGTGCCTGGCGTGTCCGTCTCTCCCCACCCGCCGACAAGAATGCCCTGGTAGGTGGTGTTCCCCTGAGACGAGAACTTGAATCCATAGTTCACGTCGGTCGCCGCCGCCGCCGCAGACGTGGCAATGGCTCGCATCTGTCCTGCGACGTTCGTCCCGGTCCCCTTGGCCGTGACCACGAAGTCCATCGCGGGGGCGCCTATGCCCCACACCCCAGAGGTCGTATGGTTTGCGGTCGCCGCGATGTCGAGCACCGGGCGCGGGGAAAGAGAGATGTTCGCATCGGTCTCCGACACGAACGTCATCGCCGATCCCGTGAACGGACCGACCGCACCGGCAGCGGTCGCGCTCGCAAGGATCTGAATGTCGAACCCCCGGAGCGACCCGAGCCAGTTGCCCCCGGCTGCGTTGTCGACTTCCTGGTTGATCTCTCCGTCGAGGCAGGCCACTCCACCGATTAGAAGCCCGGACGTTCGGCTGTTCGTGTAGAGAAGCTCGATCATGGTCGCGTTGCCGAGGTTTGATCCGATGGTCTTGCTCTGGAAGACACCGGCCGCCTCGCCGTCCTGTCGCTTGGCCTCGATGAGTGGTGCGGTGAAGTAGGTGCTGTTCTGAATGCCGAAGCCCTTGTCGGCCTCGATGATGAGGTCTCCGATGACGCGCGTGTCCGGAGTCACGTCAAGATGCGTTCCGTCGGCGTCGTTTGAGAAGCAAAGCTGGGTGCGCGGGTTATCGAGGGGCTCCGACTGCGACGTGAGGCAGGAGAGGAAGAGGTGACCGAGGCCGTCGTGCTCGGCCTCGGTCAGATACTGGGGATGGTCGTCGTCTCCGAGTCCCTGAAGCGTGCCGTGGTCGAGGGGGCGCCCGGACTCCAGGTTGCAGATCCGGATGAGTGCCTCTTCGAGAGCGCCGGTCACAGTCGTCGCGCGATACCGGCATCTCGGGCTCGCGTTCCCGCGTGACCCGAGCACCATGTCGGCGCCGGTGCGATTGGCCACACGGCGAAGCTGTTGCTTTTCGTCGAAGGAAAGTGGCACGCTACCCCCTCAGATCGAGATCCTCGTCGGCTGTATCGCACGAACGCGCGTGCTCCCAGCGGGGGCAGCC